ATGACCAACAATATGAAGATTTCTTGCGTCAGAATGAATTGATGAAAACTCAACAGGCACTTGCGCCATATAGTTATGGTCAAACGTTCTTGACAGGATCACCATCAGCTTCGATGTACGGACAATTTACAACAACACCTTCTGCTGCACCCAATCCATTTGTATCTGGCGTGGGTACATACACCGCAATTCAAGGCTTGAACCAAGCTAGATAAGGGGGATTACATGACTGATACTTCTGGTCCACTATCCTTAGATGAACGTATTGCTGCTGCACGGCGTGAAGCAGAACGCTCAACAGGTCAGGTTACAGGGTTTGGGGAAAGCTTTGTAGATCGTTTGCTTGGCGCAGGGGCAGCAGGTGGATATGGAATCATGGGCGGTGTTACTGATTTAGCTGGCAACTTGGGAGCATTTCTTGGTGGTCCGTTCAGTAAAGACGCAGCTACACTAGAAATGTTTTCTGATGAAGCTTATCGCCGTGCATTGCCTTTACTTTTAGAGGGTTATTCTGAGGGCAGTCAAACTGCGGCTAAAGACGCTTTGCCTATGTTTTTGTTTGAAGAAAAAGCAATGCGTGAGGCAGAAAAGAAAAAGAAAGAAGATCCATTCTATTTTGGTGAATTTGGTGCTCCATCTGATGTTTTTATGCCTGAGGAAATTGACCCCGAAGTTGCGTCTAATATGTTTGGCGATGAATTTCAAGCACAAGAAATTGATAAAGACCTTGATGCGCTTAGTTCTGTATCGGAAAAGAAGAAAGCAAAAACACCGGGACTCACAGGGCAGCAAAGTACGACTTCTTTAGCGCAGTTAAATCAAGAAATTGCTGAAGATGCGATGGGTCGTGGTACAAGCAAAACAGTTGTTGAAGACTCATTTGTTTCTGCGATGAAAGATTTTGCGGAATCTGCAGGGAAGCCCGATGTTTCTCCTAAAGGTGAGTCTCGTGAGGACGCTTTAGCTCGTTATAAAAAAGAGTTTGAAGATGCTACAGGTATAGACGCAAGTGGTAAGGTTGATAAAAGTAAAGCTCTCATGGCGTTTGGTTTGGCGCTTATGCAAAACAAAGCAGGTCGTGGTTTTAATGTTGGCAAAATACTTGAGTCTTTTGGTGAAGCAGGTGAGGCTGCTATGCCTGCATTGGAAAAGGCACAAGATAGAGCAGAAGCTGCAAAACTTGCTGCTGGTAAATATGCACTTCAACAAATTCAATCTGATGAAAATGCTCGTGCAGCATTAATGAAGGAACAAAGATCAGCCGCAAGGGAAGCTCAATTAAAATGGATAGAGTTTCAACAAGAAGTTTATCTTAAGAGTCTTGAAGGTAAAGAAATTAAAGATTCTAAAAAATTAGAAATTATTCCGGGTCTTGATATTTTGGTGGGAACCTCTGGTGGTAAAAGTGTTTTTTCTCGCCCCGAATTTACGGCCCGTACTGTTGGTAATGCGTACAGAACAACACAAGTTGCTATGAGCGAACTTGGTAAAATAGAGGATGCAATTTTAGAAGTAAAATCTTCTGGGTCACCAGCCATTAAACTTGTTGCAGATCAATTTAATACTTTTCTTGTTGGACTTGGTATGAAAGATCCAAAAGTTGCTTTTGGAGAAGCTGGTGTATCACCTGCGCAACAAGCTGCAACATTACGTGATTCCTTAATTGCAGAGTTTAAACGCTTTCTAACACAAGAAACTGGTAACGGTATTTCAAACGTAGATATTCAGAACATGGAGCGGTTGATGGGTAAGATGGATATCTTTGGAAACCCTCAAGATGCTATTAATCGTGTTGATCAAGTTCGTGGTATTTTTGAAGCCAAGGCAACTGCTCTTACACCATTTATCAATGATTTAACTGAACCTTACTTTTATGTTAACAATGACTCTTTTCAAAAAGCTCAAGAGGCTCTTGCAACAAGCATGGGATATGGCGGTTCAAAAAAACAACCAACTCAAGCTGATGGTCGCACCGTTATTGATTTAACAGGGGGTTAATATGGGCCAAGTATCGGTCAACACAAAGTACGGACCAATTGACTTTAAAATTATTGGTCAAGCTCCCACAATTGGCGAACGCATGGAAATTGATAAGGTTATTGCAAATCCTCGTGCTTATTTGCCTCAAGAGGTAATCTCTGACTTCGACAAAAAACAAGAAGGTTTTGACCCTCAATTTGACGTTGAAACAGGCATTCAAGACCTTGGATTGCGCCGTGCTTTGAGCTTGGCTGATACAACTGAGGAAGAAGAAGCTGTTCTTGCCAATGAGGGATTAAAGCCAGAAGAATATATAAGAGATAGTCGTGGTCGCCTTGCCTTAACACCGTCTGGCGCAGCGCGTTTTGGCGTAGAAACAGACAAGAATGTTTTGATTGATGAATCCAAGTTTAGTCGTGCAGATTTAGCAGATTTAGCAGGTATAGGACCTGAAGTCGGTGGTGCAATTGCGGGTGCTATTGCGGGTCAAGCTGCAATACCTATTCCAATTCTTGGCGCTATAATCGGGGCTGGAATAGGCGGTGGTGGTGGTAATCTACTTGAAGAGGGCATTGAAGCCTCAATGGGTACATCCAAGCAGTCTGCATCAGAAATCGCTAAAGACACTCTTATAGAGGCAGGTATAGCCGCTGCGGGTGAAGGTATAGTTGGCCTTATCGGTAAGTCTTTTGGTGTTGTGGGGCGCGGTTTAGGGCCACAGAGATTAACGCAAGACCAAGCAAAGACAATAAAAGAAAGTTTAGAGATGGGCGTTGCTCCAGCGCCCGGTCTTGTCGGCGCTCCCGCTCTTATTGCTCGGGCTGTTGCTACAGAGGAGCAAATTTTTAAAGGCTCCGCACGTACTCGTTCAAACAATGAAGCAATACAATCCGCATTAGATGATCTTCGTGCAAAGGCAGGGACCAGCGACCCGGATGCTCTAGGCCGAACAATTATATCGGCTGTGCAACAAGGGGATGAAACTCTGGGCCGAGCTGTTGATAATGCAGGTGTTGCTATACTTCGCGGTATGGAAAGCACTGCTAGTGATTTAGGTCGCGCAGCAACTAAAGATTTACAACTTGATGAAGACTTATACGGTGCATTTCGTGCGGCCTATGAAAACTTTGACAACATAGCACAAGCAAAATGGACTCGTATTGGACGTGCAATGGAAGAACCAATTGGAGATTCTAGATTTATCCCCACGCAAGACATTGCGAAAAAAGCACAAGATATGAGTAAAACTTTTAGAGCCGCTCAAACAGGAACAACTGGCGGCACTATGGAATCAATGCTTACAAATATAGGTAGGCTAGGTAAAAAATCTTCTTTTTCTGAACTTTATAACGCTCGTAAAAGTTTAAACGATTTGCTCCGCAACAACGCCCGTTCTCAAACAATTCAGCGTGAGGGTCGTGTTTTTCTTGATGCTTTAGACCGTAGATTAGAGTTATTAACAGATCCTAAAGCTATCGCATCATTTGCTGCAAACTCAGGTCGAAATATTGATAACACAGCGTTAAAGAAAATTTCTGATGCAGCATCTGATCTGCGAGGTGCGCGTGAGTTTTATGAAAAAGGCATGAGATATTTTGATGAAGTAGGATCTGCTGCATCTATTCGCGCCATTCGGGAGGAGCTTAAAAATGGAGTGGTCCCAAGCGTTGAAGAAACTGTCTTTAAGCTCGTAAAACCAAATAAGCCAAGATATTTGATTGCTGCTCGAACTTTGTTTGATGAGTTTGGAGGCAAAGGTTCTTTTGAATCTTTTCGTCAACGCATGGCATCACAATGGTTACGAAGCTCATTAGAAAAATCTGTTAATTCAGCTCGTCCTGATAAATTCAGCGCGTCTGCATTTAACAAAGACGTTAAAAAATTAGGCACAACACTAGATCAATTGTTCGGGAAACAAGCAAATTCTGTTCGTAAGCTTGCTAATGAAATTGATGCTGTAAGTCTTCGCAACGTTGATCAAAGTGTAATTGATCGTGTAATTACATCTGGTGCAGATGAAAGCGCAGTTGGTTTATTGCGCAATTTAAAAGATGCTCAAAAAGAGGCTTCAGAGTTTGCGCGTGATAGAGCAATTAATGCATTTCGTCGTGAGGGACTTAGCCCACAAGAAGCCGCTGATTTGATTGTCAATGGCTCAACAAAGCCAACCACAATAACCAAGATTATGAAGTATTATAATAATTCTCCTGAAGCTATGCAGCAATTGCGTGGTACATATATGGAACATATCATTGGTGATTTTGGTGAAAGTTTTCTTGTTGAACCAAAACAGTTAAAGGCTTTTGGAACAAGACTTACAAAAGAATATGACACTGGAAAACTTGGTGCGGTTTTTGGCGATGAAATGGCAGAAGAAATGGCTAAGTTTGGTCGCGTTCTTACCTTTAATGCCCGTACTGTTGAGGGCGGTGGCCTTGTTGCTGCTAACATTGCGGCAAGTCCAGTCCAAAATCTTGGCAAGTTATTGCGATACAGTTTAATTGGTCGTGTCTTTTCAAGTCCATTGTTCTACAAAAACCTATCGAAGCGCGTAAACGCAATGACAGGTGAAGGTGTGTCTAAACCAGAAGCTATAGGCAGAATTATATCACAAGCATTGTCTTCTGCTGTTGCGCAAACAAGCGCACAATCTATTGAAGAAAGTGTATCTGAGGTTTCAAAACAAAGTAGAGCATATCTTGATTCAATGGCAGAGCGTCAACAACGCCCACCTGCGAGTGAGCGGAAGCCAACATCCATAAGCCGAACAAATATTCAAGTTCCTGAAATACCCCCGGTACAAACACCTAATATTTCGGATGTTACTAATATACGTCAACGCGCAAGAGAAAACCCAGCAGTGGCAGCAACACTACTGGGCGGTCTAGGAAGTGCAGGTTTGCTCTAGTCTTCTAGTGCAGAGGCAATGCCGCCTAAATTATGTCTCCTGTCGTAACGAGCAGCTAACCTAGTCTGTACGTCTTCATAAGCATCATCAATCATACGTGATAATTGACGTCCAATGGCACGATCTTCGTGGTCTGCTATTTTTACTAATTTATCGTAAGCATCTATTGAAACACCTACAGATTTATATTTTACTGGATTCGGCATGGAGGATTTTCCCATAAATGACGTTTCCTACTGTATATAATCCCAAGAGGCGTGGGTCAAGACCCAAGTACGGTAATAAGAAAGTAACTGTGCAGGGAATCAAGTTCGACTCCAAGTGGGAATCACAGCGTTACCTGTACCTTAAATCATTAGAACGCGCAGGGACGGTCAAAGACTTGGAGCTACAGGTGCGATACAATCTTGTGGTCAATAACGAAAAGATTTGCGCTTACATTGCTGACTTCAGATACCAGAAACAAAACAAAGACGGTGACTGGTATGAAGTGGTCGAGGATGCCAAGGGTGTAGAAACCCCTGAATTTAAACTAAAAAAGAAATTAATGAAGGCATGCCTTGGCATAGAAATATTTTTATCTAAAAAAAGCCGTTGACATATCCCAAGCCATGTGGGATATATAGGGTTCTAGTAACTTAACAGCGGAGAATCGACATGAACAGTCGTGAACTTTTTGAGCGTCGAGAGGAACTCAAGCATGTCATTAGTGAAATGCGTGATGAACTCAAAAACGTTGATGAACAAATCTATGATACCTTCTTTACTCAAGTAAGTGATGCGTTACGCGCAGATGGTAAAGACTTTGGAACTACACACATTATTGCAGGAAATCGTAAACTAAAAGCTACGGTTCGCAAAAAGGTTGTGTGGGATCAAGAAGAGCTTGGCAATGTACTTCAGTCAATGCCTGAAGAAGATGCGCGTCACTATGGAAAACTTACGCTTGCAGTTGAAGAGCGTAAATACACAGCAGCCCCACCTGCAATCAAGGCGGCTCTCGAACCATGCCGTACCGTAGAAGTTGGTGGCTTTACTATTGAGGAGGTAGAATAATGGCTTTACAAATTATCACAGCCGATCAGCGTTTAGCTGAAAAGAAGGGCCACAAAATCGTGGTGTGTGGACCAAGCGGTGTGGGTAAAACCACACTCGCTAGGACTCTTGATCCAAAAACTACATTGTTTATGGACTTAGAAGCAGGGGATGCCGCTATCGAAGGCTACCCAATTGATGTGATTCGTCCTCGTACATGGACTGAATGCCGTGACTTAGCTTGCTTCTTAGGTGGTGCTAACCCATCATTGTCAGAAGATCAGCCGTACAGCCAAGCGCATTACGATTATGTTGCGCAGATGTACGGAGATAGCGCAGAAATTTGGGACAAGTTTGACAGTCTGTTTGTAGACTCTATTACTGTCGCAGGGCGTTTGTGCTTTCAGTGGTGCTTACAGCAACCAGAGACACGCTCTGAGCGTTCTGGAAAGCTAGACACACGCGCA